TGACTCCGCGCTGTCAGGCATGACCGAGGGCGAGAAGACAAAGGTTCTCAATGAGATTTTTAATAAAGTCGACTTGAAATCTGCGCAAGCTCTTCTCGCCGGCTGCGGCGAAGAGTTTGATAACCTGGCCGCTGCAATCGATGATAGCGCGGGTGCCATGCAGAACATGGCCGACACGCAGCTCGACAACCTGCAAGGCGATATTACGATTATGAAGTCGGCCCTCGAGGGGCTCGGCATCGGCGTATATGAAAACCTGCAGGCTCCGCTCCGTGATACGGTCCAGTTTGCAACCGAGCTCGTCGGGCAGCTCTCCGAGGCGCTCAACGAGAACGGCCTGGAAGGCCTTGTCTCGGCTGCGGGCGACGTGCTCTCTGAGGTTCTCCTCAAGATCACGAGCGAGCTTCCGAAGTTTATTGACATCGGCGTCAAGGTCATTAAGAGCTTGATCTCCGGTCTGCTCAAGAACAAGAAGACGCTCGTTGACAGCGCGATCGAAATCGGCAAGGTTTTAGTCAGCGGGCTCGGCTCCATTCTCGGAGACCTGACGCTTGCGGCTCTTGAGATCATCACAACTCTCGCGGACAGTCTCGCGAAAGAGGCGCCCGCACTGATTCCTGCCGCGGTCGAGGCGGTCTTGCAGTTTGTTGAAGGCCTTCTCAGCACAGAGAATATCAGCGCTCTTATCGACGCCGCGCTCGCGCTGCTGACCGGTCTCGTTGAGGGGCTAATTGCGGCGGTGCCGGTTATCATTGAGGCTGCGCCCGTCATTATTGAGAATCTCGTTACCGCGATTCTTGATAACCTGCCGCAGATCATTGAGTGCGCGATCACGCTCTTAAACGCTCTCACGCAGGGCTTGCTCGACAATTTGCCGCTCCTGGTCGACGCTGCGATCGAGCTGACCCTCGCAATCGCCGAGGGCTTGATTGAGGCGCTGCCCGACCTTATCGACGCCGCGCTTGATCTCGTGGATGCTCTGGTCGATACGATTTTTGAAACTGACTGGCTTGCACTCGGCGCGAAGATTCTCGAGTCGCTCGTCAAGGGTATTCTCTCCTTGATCGGCTCGCTCTTTGAGGCTGCGGGCAAGATCGTCTCGACTATCTGGGATAAGATCACAAATACAGAGTGGTTCCAGAAGGGCGCTGAGGTCCTCACAAAGATCATCAACGGCATTAAGAGCATCTTTACGAACCTGGCTCAAACGGCAAGCGATCTTGTCAAGAAGATCACCGACAAGATCACAAATACTGAGTGGTTTAAGAAGGGCTCGGAAATCCTCACGAAGATCATTGAGGGTATCAAGAGCCTGTTTTCCAACCTGGGACAGGCCGCGAGCGATCTTGTCAGCCAGGTATGGGACACGATCACAAATACCAACTGGCTTGACCTCGGCCGCAATATCATCGAGGGTATCGCCAACGGCGTCTCGAACGCGGTCGGCACGCTCGTTCAGGCCGCGAAGAACGTCGCGAACAGCGCGCTCAACGCGATCAAGTCTGCGCTCGGCATCTCCTCGCCGTCTAAGGTATTCGCCAAAGAGGTCGGCCGCTGGATTCCTCCTGGAATCGGCAAGGGCGTCGATCAGGCCATGCCTGAACTGACCGACGATATGCGCGCGCAGCTTCAAGACTTGATCGATGACGCGAATGTCTCTGTCGCGACCGAAGTCGGCGGACTCAGCAGTAAGCTCGCGCTCACAGCAAACTCCGGTTCTGGCGGCGGTAACCACTCGCAGACCATTAGCTTTGACCGCTTCAATTTATCCAGGTTTTCGCTGGGAAGTCAGGACAACACAATTCGCATTGAGCTGTTTCTCGCTGAAAACCTGGAATCTGTTGCCGGCGTAGCTATTCCGGTCGAGACGACCGCCTTCTTTAACGACATTCTCCGCGGTACTGCGCGCGGCGCGATCGGCATTGCTTCGACCTTTGAATCGTACGCAGCAATGAACAGCGCCGCGCTTATGCGGGCGAATATCATCGTGAAGGGCTTACTCGGGGACACCTTACAGGCCATGTCTGACGGTGCGCAGAACTCCATGATCGTCAACGTGCTTGCCGATAACCTCGGAGCGAGCTCGTACGCGAGCGCTGATATTCTCTGGCATGAGGCCTACGCCGATGCGCTTACTTCACTGGCGAGCGTGGTCAAGGATATTTTGATTGACCCGTTGCTCTATGAAGTGCTCGGCTCGGTCTCTGGCGCAGGCACGCAGTCCACGGAGCAGGTCTCTGTTACTGTCACAATTCCGCCTGGCGGCGAGCTGCGTATTGACAGCGACACGTTCCGAGTCCTGCTGAATGGCGAGAACGTTCTCGATAAGCAGTCTGGCGACTGGCTCATGCTCTCGCGCGACCTTCTCTACCTTGACATTGAGAGCGCGATCGGCAATGGCTTGTCTGGTAACCTGATTTATACAGAGAGGTACTTGTGATATGCTTGAGATTTTTGATAAAAGCCGCAAGCGTATCGCGATCGCCGAAAACGCGAGCGGTGTAGAGGAAGAGCGCAAGATCAACAGCCTTTGGTACCTCACTTTTTCGCTTCCGTACAACGACGCGAAGAATGAGTATTGCCAGCCCTTCAACTATGTCCGCTACAACGACGGCGAGCTTTATCGCATTATGCCGGTTGACGCGGAGATCACCGAGACCGGCCTTCTGACCTATCAATGCGAGCATGTCCTCGCAACCTTGATCGACAACGTGCTCTTCGGGTACCACGTCGTAGGCAACCGAGGAACCTACACGGCTGACTGTATTCGCTACGTGCTGAATCGGCAGCGCGTGCAAAACTGGGTGCTTTATGAGTGTGACTTCGCACGGCAATTTGAATACGGCTGGACGCAGGAAACCTTGCTCTCGGCCCTGTTCTCGATTGCAACGCCGCTCGCCGACTACATGTGGGTAACTGATACCAGCGTCTACCCGTGGCGTCTCTCCCTCAAGTCGATCGGTCTCGGGCAAAAACCGCAGCTCTATGTGCGCTCGGGCTGGAACATGCTCTCGTATGGTTCTGGCAGCGACCCGCAGCAGATTTGTACCAGGCTTTACCCCCTGGGCTACGGCGAAGGCGTCAACCAACTCACAATTAAGAGCGTCAACAATGGTCTCGAGTATATTCAGAGTCCGCAGGAGTATATCGACAAGTACGGTCTTATTGAACGAATCTGGATTGACCGCCGTTATGAGGACCCCGCAAGCCTTCTCTCCGCGGCGCAAGTCATGCTGAACGAATTGCAGGACCCTTTACAGCAATTTGAGATCAGCTTCGCCGAACTTGACGAATCCGACTACAATGTCGCGCAGATCGGCAAGCGCGTTCGTATTTTGCAGACTGAGCTCGGAACGCAGGTCGATACCTACGTTACCGAGCTCACCTACAAATATGACGACGTGCCGAGCAGCAAGATCATTGTCGCGAATAAGAGCACCGATATTGCGTCCAGTGTCGCCGATATGGCCGATCGGCAGCGAATCGAGCAGGCGTACGCCCAGGGCGCAACGCAGCTCTACTCGCAGTCGCTTCAAGCCAACTGCGACTCGCAGAACGGCGCGGTCATGGACTTCTACCTTCCCGAGGATATGCGAATCGTCAACAAGATCGTTGCGAAAGTCCGAGTCGGCAGCTTCCGCGCTTACTCCAAGGCGACGAAGGCCGCCGAGTCTAAGGTTGTGTCCTCGACAACCGCTTCGCAAAAGACCTACTCGAGTACCTCAGGCGGCGGCTCTACCTCGACCACCTCTTCGGGCGGCGGTCAAACCTCGGGTTCGACTGCGCTTGAGTCCTCGAACGTCTTGCCGAGCCAGACAAGCGGCCAGGCCGTGCACAACCACGGTCTTTCTCGCGGCGTACGACTCGCGACGACCAGCGACGGCAAGACCATTGACGGCTATGAAACCTTTGTGTGGTCCGGCGCGCACGTTCACCCTGCGCATACGCACACAATCAGCTCTCACTCGCACAGCGTCAGTATTCCAAGCCATTCCCACAATGTCACGATTCCTGGGCACAGCCATAATATCACGATTCCCGCGCATGAGCACGACATCACACCTGGTATCTACTTCTATGGCAGCCCGAAACAGTTCGACCTCTATGTCAACGGCAAAAAGAAGGCAACGATCGTCTCGACTGATACTGAGCTCGACCTGACGCAATACCTCGTGGACACCAGCTCTAAGCTGATTCCGCGTGGCTCCTGGCTCTCGATCGAGATCAGGCCGAACGATCTCGCCTACGTCAGTATTGACATGTTCGTCCAGGGCTTCGTGCAGTCCAGGGGCGACGCAACAGTTTAACTCTCAGGAGGTAAAACACTTTGGAGACTATGTATAAGGGCATTCCCTTCTCTCCGCAGGTCGCTCTCGCCGATGGCATCGGCGCAGGCGACACCACGATTCCCGTCACCGATATTTCCGCCTTCCCCGACGCCCCGAACCTCGCAACGATCGGCACGGACGAAGACGGCGAGACGATTCTCTACACCGCGAAGACGACGGACTCTCTTTCCGGTTGCACGCGCGGCGTAGAGGGCACGGCGAAAGCCTGGCCTTCTGGTACCACGATCGCCCGCAACTTCACCAACAAGGACTTTGACGCCTTGCAGAAGAATATCCAGGAGGCAAAGACGCAGGCCGATAAGGGCGTCAGCGACGCCGCTTCTGCAAAGAGCGCGGCGGCTACCGCGCAGAGCACCGCTAACGCGGCCGGTACTGCCGCTTCTGGCGCGCAGAGTACGGCCAACGCTGCGGGGACCGCAGCAAGCAATGCCCAGACCGCCGCAAATAATGCGCAGACCGCAGCGGACAACGCCCAGAGCGCCGCTGATGACGCACAGAGCGCTATTGACGAGCACGTCGCGGATAAGCAGAATCCGCATGGCGTGACCGCGGCCCAGGTAGGCGCGGCGGCCGCGTCTCACAAGCACGGCAACCTGACGAGCGATGGCAAACTCGGCTCGACTGCGAATCTCCCTGTCTTCACTGGCACGGGCGGTCTTGCGCAGGCTGAGACCGTACTTTCGGCGGCTGCAAAGCTGGGGCGCGGCTACGGCGCTTGCTCGACCGCTGCCGCAACAAAGGCGAAGACCGTGACGCTCTCGGGCTTTGCGCTCGTCACGGGCGCGATCGTAGGCGTGAAGTTCTCCTACGACAACACCGCGGCCGCGCCCACATTGAACGTCAACAGCACTGGCGCGAAGTCGATCTACTATAAGGGCGAGGCCGCCGCGGCTGGGCTCCTCAAGGCCGGCTACGTCTATCTCTTCCAGTACAACGGCGCGCAATATGAACTCCTGAATCCGGTCGCGCAGAGCGGCGGTGGCTTCTATCCTGCGATCGTCGTAACTGCCCCCGCGGGCTCCACGGTGACCGCCACGGACGGTGAGACCTCTCTCGTGGGAGCAGAGGTAAGCGGAAAATGGACCTTCCAGATTCCGTCCTATGGCGTGTGGAATATCACTGCCACGCTGAACGGCCAGACAGCTACCACGAGCGTCTCTGTCACGGAGGTCAAGCAGTACACCGTCACGTTGACCTATTTCGCCGCAACGATCGCGGTCACGTACCCCTCGGGCTCGACCTGTACTTGCTCGAATGGCACGACCACACTCACTGCGCCGAACACGACCGGCAGCTACACGTTTACCGTCCCGAGCGCCGGCACCTGGACCGTCAAGAGCACGAACGGCACGGACACCGCCCAGCAGGCGGTCTCGATCACGACCAGCGGCCAAAGCGCGAGCGTGACCCTATCCTATAAGCCGACTGCGAGCACGAGCGCCAAGTCTGGGGTCAACTATACGACCGGCATTTCGAGCCTGACCGCCGAGAAGATGAGTCTCTACGCTGAGGCGATCTCTCGGAACAGCGCGATCACGAACACGACAAGCACGGTCTATATCGACGACGGCGCGAGCCACTACAAGATCAGCGTCGGCGACTCGATCAATATCGCGATCAATGGTACCTCGTATGCCTTTAAGATCATGGGCTTCAACCATGATACCCTGACGACCTCCACCGCGTATGGTTCTGCGACTGCGACCGGCAAGGCCGGTATGACCTTGCAGATGGTCGACTGTCTGACGACAAAGGCGTCTATGAATAGCTCAGACTCGAATAGCGGCGGCTGGGAAAACTGCGCAATGCGCAAGACCAACATGGCGACCTATCTCAGCCAGCTCACGAGCGCCTGGCAGAGCGTCGTTAAGCAAGTCAACAAGCTCTCTTCCGCAGGCAGCAAGAGCACGACGATCAAGACGACCGCCGACAAGCTCTTCCTTCTGTCCGAGGTTGAAATCTTCGGCTCGACGACTTACTCGGTCTCTGGCGAGGGCTCGCAGTACGCGTACTATAAGGCCGGCAACAGCAAGGTCAAGAATGTAAACGGGTCTGCGAACAGCTGGTGGGAGCGTTCTCCTTATGCGAGCAACACTGCCGCCTTCTGTAGTGTCGGCAGCGGCGGCAACGCCAACTCCAACGGCGCCAGCTTCTCGTTTGGCGTGGCCTTCGGCTTCTGTGTTTAATCTGTAATCTACAAATATCTGCGGCCCGTAAGGGCCGCGGAAAGGAAAATGCTTATGTCAGTCTACAAGTCCAAACGCGGCGCCAGCTCTGTGCAGTTCGTTGAGACCGCGAGAAAGCTGCAAGTCCATACCCTCGAGCAATGCCTCAAGGTTCCGAAAAGGTACACCTTCTACTTGACGCAGAAGATCATGGACCATGCGAGTGCCGTCTATGACGAGGTTACGATGGCAAATAGCATTTTCCCGATCAATCAGCATGAGGCTCAACTCCGGCGAGATCACCTGATCGCGGCTAACGCGAAATTGCAGGCGCTCGATCGGCAGTTGGGCCTTCTTGCGGGCGTCCTCTGGAAGAATCCTGAGAACTTCAAAGGCTTTGACAACGCCTTCACGGTTTGGGGCGAGCTTATCATCGAGGAGGCCAAACTCATTTCCGGTATCAGGCGCTCAGATCGCGCCCGATATAAAAATCTTCCTGAATAACTGGGTCAAGTCCTGCATTGTTGCCCTGTCTGCGAACAACTGGTGGGAGCGTTCTCCTAATGCGAGCAACACTACCAACTTCTGTAATGTCAACAGCAACGGCAACGCCAACAACAACAACGCCAGCAACTCGAATGGCGTGGCCTTCGGATTCCGTTTATTTCCTGGTGAGACCGAGTAACTCTCTTTAGAGCGAAAGCAGGACCGATACGGAAGGAGGACTTGCTTCCCTGGCCGTCGGGTCAAAAACACTCCGTCGATGCGGCCGTCTGGACGCTGCTTGCATGGCTCGGAAGCGCGCGGGTACCGAGTTTCATGGACGGCGCTGCTACGCAGTTATAACACGCGCTCTATAAATACCACTGTACGAAGGAGACAATCTAATCTATGACAAGCGAAGAGCGGCACGAGCTTAGGTATCAACGCCGCTGTCAGAGAAGGCAGGCCAAAAGGCTCGCGCGCAGCATCGCTTGCGGCAGCTTTGAGGAGGCCTTTTCTTTTAGCAATCTATTTCAGGCAGGGCAAACCTGCTGCAAGAATGTCAACTGGAAATGCTCGACGCAGCGCTACCGAATGAACATCATCTCGAATACCGCGAGGACCCATGCCGAGCTGATGGCTGGAACGTATAAAAGCCGAGGCTTTTACGAGTTTGACATTTACGATCGTGGAAAATGGCGCCATATCCGCAGCGTCCATATTACAGAGCGCGCCGTTCAGAGAAATCTCTGCGACCAGGTTATCACAAAGGTTTTTCAGCCAGCTTTTATCTATGACAACGCCGCGAGCATCAAAGGTAAAGGCATCGACTTCGCGATGGACCGTCTTAACTGCCACTTGCAGCGGCATTTCCGCAAGCACGGTCTCAAAGGCGGTATTCTCGTCTTCGACTTCAAGGATTACTTCGGCTCGGCGCAGCACTGGACCGTCAAGAACGAGCTCGCCCGTCGTGTTCACGACCCGAAGACCAGAAAGCTCGCGAATGACTTCCTCGAGAACTTTGGCCCGGTCGGGTATGGTCTCGGCAGTCAAATCTCGCAAAATGCGGCTCTCATGCTTCCGAACAAGCTCGACCACATTATCAAAGAAGAGCTTCAAATCAAGGGCTACGGCCGCTATATGGACGACGGCTATTTGATTCACGAGGATATTCACTATTTAGAGTATTGCCTTGAGAGAATCAAAGAGGTCTGCGCTGAGCTGGGTATCACGCTCAACTTGCGTAAGACCAAAATCCGCCCGATCACACGCGGCATTGTGTTCCTCAAGACGAAATTCATCTTGACTGAGACCGGCCGAGTCCTTCGCAAAATGAGCCGGGCGTCCATGCGTGCAATGAAGAGAAAGCTCTTCAAGTTCCGCAAGTGGTACGAGGCCAGCGAGTTCTCGCTCGAGGATATTCGCACCGCCTATGACAGCTTCAAGGGACACATGCGACGAGGCGACAGCTTCAAAGCCGTCGCGCGTATCGATCTATTTTTCAAGCATCTTTTCGGGTTCCACCCGAACGATAAAACGAAATGGAGGGCAACTGATGTACCGAATCGTAAAAGATGGGACTACTCTGGGGCTGACCGAGCAACCGAACTTTGTCGAGCCGCTTGAGAATGGCTCCTGGGGACTCTGTGGCGAGTCCAGGGCTCACGGTATCGTCTGGGAAGGTAAAGTGTATGGCCTTGAGGGGAAGTCCGCCACGGACGACCTGGAGCGCGTTACGCTTGCCTTCGTGGACGCGGGCACGCTCACTACCGAAGCCGTGGCCGTGCAGTCGATTCTCTTCGTAAACGCTGCGGAAAGCGGCGCGGTCGATGACACGACCGCCAATGAGCACGTTGACCTGTTTGCTGCCTGGGCCTACCCGATCGCCTATAAGACTGGCAATATCCGCAAATACGGCGGCCAACTTTACCGTTGCCTGCAAGATCATACCTCGCAGGCGGACTGGACTCCCGATGCCGCCTCCAGCTTATGGAAAGCTACCGCCGACCCTGCCGAAGAGTGGCCGGCTTGGTCTCAGCCGCAAGGCGCGCATGACGCCTATGCCAAGGGTGCAAAGGTCTCTCACTCTGATAAGCACTGGACCTCTAACGTGGACAACAACGTCTGGGAGCCTGGCGTTTATGGCTGGACGGAGGTAGCTGAATGACGCTGTATCAGGTCCTCAGCCTTCTCGGCGCCGGCAGTCTGCTTGTCGGCGTTTTTCGTTTGCTGTTCGCCCAGATCAAGGGCGTTCGGCTCGGCGTGCAGGCGCTCCTCAGAGCGCAGATGATCGCCGACTATAACAAGTGGAGCGAACGGGGGTACGCCCCGATCTATGCTCGTGAAAACTTCATCAACTGCTGGACGCAGTATCACAGCCTGGGCGTCAACGGCGTCATGGACGACCTGAAAGCGAAGTTCCTGGTGCTGCCAACCGATCACCCGCAGGCTGAGAAAGGAGATTTGGAATGAACGAAAAGATCATCAAGAGACTCAGCAATCTGCTGAGCGTCAAGTCGATCGTCACCCTGGTCCTGACTGGCGTGTTCGCCTATATGGCGATCGTTGGCAAGATCAGCCAGGATTTTATGACGATCTACGCCGTCATTATCGCCTTCTACTTCGGCACCCAGTCCCAGAAGACCCAGGACGCGATTGACGGCACCGGCAAGGAGGTCTAAAGCTATGACACCTGTTCAGCGTGTACTCGCTACCGCCCGTTCAGAGAACGGGTACCTCGAGAAGGCGACAAACGCCCAGCTTGAGGACAAGACTGCGAACGCCGGTTACAACAACTGGAACAAGTTCGCGGCCTTCCTGGACGATCTCGAGGTCGTCTACAACGGCAAGAAGAACGGCTACGCATGGTGCGACTGCTTCGTAGACTACTGCTTTATTTACACCTTCGGCCTTGAGCTCGGAATGGCTATGACCTTCCAGCCGAAGAAGGGCGCGGGCGCGGGGTGTACTTACAGCATGGGCTACTACAAGAAGGCCGGCCGCTTCTTCAAGGACCCGCAGCCTGGCGACCAGATTTTCTTCACGAACGACGGCGGCGCAAGCTCGTACCACACCGGCCTCGTGGAGAAGGTCGAAGGAGGCAGGGTCTACACGATCGAGGGCAACACCTCAAGCGCGCCTGGCGTCGTCCCGAACGGCGGCGCGGTGCGTGACAAGAGTTATTCGCTCGGCTATAACCAGATCGCGGGCTACGGCCGGCCTGATTGGAGCCTTGCGGGAGAGGAGACGGAGGAAATGACGCAAGATCAATTCAACGATATGTTCAAGGTCGCTATGGCGGCTTACCGTGCCGAGCTGCAGGACAACGATTGCGGCAGTTACAGCGCCGAGGGCCGTCAATTTATGATCGACAAGGGCCTCATGGTTGGCGGTAACCCGCTGCCGAATGGCGAGCCGAACTACATGTGGCAGGACTTCCTGACCCGTGAGCAGTTCGCGACCGTGCTCTTCCGGTACGCGAAGGCCCTGGGCATTGCCTGATGGGACGCCATGAGAAAAAGCCCTCAAAGAAGAAGGTCAAGATCGAATGGAGCAAGCTCGTATGCCTGTTGACGATTCTCGCCGGTCTCTTGATCGTGCAGGAGTGCCTCTTCCTTATGTACCTTTGCATCAAGGGGGGCTACACCGCCACGGCCGCCTGGCTTACCGCGGCGACCGGCGTAGGCGAGGCGGTTATCATTGCCGGCGCGAACGGGTATCTCGGGCTTGCCAAGTCCGATCACAAACGCGGCGGTATCACGTTCGAGGCCGCCAAAGCAAAAGACTTCACCGAGGACGAGGATAAAAACAGCCCTCCGATCTAACTGAAAAGCCCTCCTGCGGATTCGTCCGCGGGAGGGCTCTTTTTCTTTTTATATCTTGCGGCCGTTATACGCCAACTTTTCGACGAGCTCGCCGGTAGGCGTGTAGACCTCACAAGCAATCCAGTCTGACGCGGTGAGATCGTTATTCAGCGCGAAGACTCGGGCTGCCTGGGACGGTTCTGCGACCTCATGCAAGCGCTCTTCGCAGGTTCGGCCCGCATCCATATACCGGACAAGAAGATCATATTTCATCGTTGCCGGTCTCCTTCGCTACCAGGTCCAGGATAAACCGGTTGACGCTCTTGCCGACGCTCGCCGCAGCTTTTTGAATATAGTCCTTTTGGCCCTTTTTCACCTTCAGCTCAATGCGCTCGTAGGTCTTGCGGTTATAGCGTTCCGTCGCTTCTCGCTGGGCGTCCGAGTAGGCCATGCGTCCACCGTCCTTTCCTTTTTACTATTATTAGTATAAAGGACGAGCGGCAAACCACATATAATGTCGACCGTATAAAGTTGAGGGGCCCCCTCTCTCACAATATCAATTTTACCGCGTTTAGTAAGCGTTGTAAATCGGCAGAACTCAACAGGTTTTTACTGAAAACGCTGAGCAGTTCGTCGGCATACGAAACCTACTAAACGCGGTAAAATTATAAATGTCAAGAGGAAAGGAGCTTGACAAAAAGAAAGAGCCTGCAGGTTCCGGCTGCAAGCTCTAAGAAAGGAGGTGCATGAAATGCCTGATGGCTACACCCCTTACGGTTACCTCGGCAAGGTCGATGACCGACTGATCGAGGTTGTCTCTGAGGAAGAGCTCTACGAGCTTCTCGAAGACGAATAACCGCTAATCACCCGCGAGCCTGGCCGGTCGCAAGACCGGCTGGGCTTCAAGGTGCCTTTCATTATATATCGTTCCACGTGATTTGTAAATGCTTAATTTTTGAAGGAGGTACACCTCTATGACGTTCTGGCATGTTGTCACCAAGCTTTTTGACTCTGGCAAGGTAAAAGTCAATCTCGCGCCGATCGAGGCCGATTGCAGGCCTGAGAATCACATGAGCGAAAATAAGACTTGCGACGAGTACCACGACTACTTCGATACTTACGAAGAGGCGGCTGCGTATGCGGCAGACGCCCGCAAGGCCTGATCGGCAAGACCTGTCAGAAGTGCTTAGCGAAATCAGTAAAACCTCGAGCAGTTCGTCGGCATACGAAACTTACTAAACACGGTAAAATTAAAAATGTCAAGAGGATAAAACAGAATGCGGACAGCGCCGCCCAGCTCACGAGCTTCAAGCGGTAAGCGCGCTGCGAAAGGTAACCTCTTGACAGAAAGGAAAATGCTTATGGACAGACAACGCGCATGTTACAGCTATTCGGCGCTTACTCATTGCGCTGACGCCGTGAAGGCTACCAACTGGACCGTACGACGCTCGGCAGAGCATTTTAGTAAATGCTTTGAAGTCAAAAAGCTCTTTGATCTTTGCTATGACGAAACGCATTGTATGCTTTTTGACGCAGATTTTTCCCCGTGGGCCGACTACTTAAAGGCGGTTAATCGAAAGGATACAAAACGCGCCCTTGATAAAGAGCTGCATAACTGCTACAGATTCCTCGCGAATGAACTTAATGCGATAGCTGCGCTCATGCGCGCTGGGGAGGTTGATTCTATTGACTAAGGTTTACGTTGTTCAGGTCATGCCTGAGGCAAGTCTCGGACGTGTCAGTCAAGAGGGCTATACCTCTTTGGAAAAGGCTCAGGCCTTCATCGAAAGCCGTTCGGACAAGCCTGCGCAGGTCTCACCCTGGCTGTATCGCAGCACGGACGGCAACGACACTGACTACTTGATCTATGAGGTCCGCGTGATCTAAGCAAAAAGCAAGCGTTTCTGCAAGTAAGTCAACAGATAAGCTAACTCACTTGCAGAAACGCAGTCTTTTCGCAAGTGACTTTAGTTATTTACATCAAGAAAGTGAGATTTGCTATGACTCCATTCACGATCTTCCAGAACGTCAAAACCGGCGCGTATGCTGCGGTCTATGACTTTGCGCTCCCGACTATGACCGGCATCGGCCGCAAAGAGGAATGGCAGCCGGTCTACCACGGCCAGGCAAGCGGCTTGCTCGATAAGGCCAGGCAGCGCGAGGCGTTTGTCAAGGCCCAGGAGTCCCGCGGCTGATACCTGTCGAAACTGCTTAATAATTTCAGTAAAACCCCGAGCGCTTTGTCAGCATACGAAACTTACTAAACACGATAAAATCATAATTGTTCCAAGGAACACAACAAAATCAAACTTTTCAGGAGGATATAAAAATGAAGGACATGACTACCGTGCTGAACAAGAAGATCGTCAACAAGGAGACCGACGAGGTTCGCCTGGTCGTCAAGATCGACGAAGAGAATCGCAAAATCTTCTCCGTTCCTGCGAGCGAGCCCACCGCTGAGCCTACCGGCATGGCTGCTGCTTCCTATGATCGCCGCTGGCGCCTCTGCGAAGAGCCTGTCGCTGAGGAGCAGACCACCACCGAGTCCCAGGCCGAAGAGCCAAAGACCGAGGCTCCTGCCGCGGAAGACAAGCCCGAGCCGATGAAGATGAGCGAGACGATCACCGCCCTCGAGACGATCTTCGACAAGCTCAATGCAATCTACTTCGAGGGCAAGCTGCCCCGTCCGGTCATTACCGTTCAGACTACGCCGAAAGCGTACGGCCATTGCTCCACCAAGAAGATCTGGAAGTCTGAGAACGAGGGCATGTATGAGATTAACCTCGGCGCCGAGTTCATCAACCGCCCGAAGGAATCCACCTGCGCGACCTTGCTGCATGAGATGGTTCACCTCTTCTGCACTGAGAACGAGATCGCCGACACCTGCCAGAATGGCCGCTACCACAACAAGACCTTCAAGGCTGAGTGCGAGAGTCGCGACCTGATCGTCGAGTATGACCGCGCCAACGGTTACGCGCATACCTCTCCGACCGACGCCTTCAAGGCTAAGCTCGCCGAGGCTGGCGTTGACCTGAGCGTCCGCTTCGCCCGCGTCATGCCGAAAGCTAAGGCTAAGGCCGAGCGCGAGAAGGCCCACCGTTACGTCTGCCCCGTCTGCGGTCAGGAGGTTCGTACCACTTCCGAGCTCAGCCTGATCTGCGGGCATTGCAATGTCACCATGGACCGCCTGGACTAATCCAGGCGAGTCCAAAATCTGGGAGTATAAACACCAGGGCCCTGGGCGTAGAACGCGATACGGCTCGCCTGGGAGCCCCGTGGGATAGTTCAAGGAGGAACGATAAATGACTCAAGTGCAAAGAGACGTCTATATGTTCTTGCTGATGGCTGGACGTGAAGACGAGGCAACGGCCTATCGTGATAAAGTCGAGGCCGCAAGTTATGACTCCGCGCGTGCTCGTGCAAACGCGAATACCTATTACGTTGACAAGCACGGCAAGAAGATCGAGGCCGATATGCTTATCAGCATCGGCGGCGAGACGCCCGAGCTCGTCCTGCTCTGCGGGGACGACAACCTCGGCGTGAACGCCTCGAACCCCGCATACTTAGAGGCCCATCCCGAGGCCCGTCAAGAGTGCTATCCGCTCAGCGAATTCGCGAGCGAAGATATTGAAATTATTAAGGAGGATATGAATCATGTATAAGTATTGCCCGCATTGCGGAAAGCCCTTCCTGGAGCCCGACAAGCCCCGCACGGTCGGCATAATCTCGCAGGTCAAGGAGTTTATCACCTGGGCGCAGATCAAAGAGTGGTCCGACCTGCGTGAGGCGTCTAAGCATTTCGAGATCGGCGACGAGATTCACGACGAGCTCAAAACCGGCGAGCCGATCACCCTGGTTGTCGTTGAGAAGGACAAGCCATTTGACGGCGACGTCATGTTCATGCTCAAGGACTGCCTGCGCGATACCTACCCCATGAATGACGACTGCACGAACGCGGGCGGCTGGAAGGCAAGCAAGCTCCGCAGGGTTCTCAACACCGAAATTCTGGCTTTGCTTCCCGACGATATGAGGGCCGCGATCAAGCCGAGAGTGATCGACGGCGAGAGCGATCTCCTCTGGCTCGCTTCTGAGATGGAGGTCTTCGGCCTGCATGACTGGACCGAAAACGACCCCGATCGCGGCGAGCAGATGGCGTACTACAAGCGCCGCGGGAACCGTATCAAGGCTCTCGGCGACGAGGGCGAGGCTGCGTACGACTGGTGGGAGCGTTCTCCTTATGCGAGCAACACTACCTACTTCTGTGGTGTCGACAGCAACGGCGACGCCTACTCCAACTACGCCAGCAGCTCGATTGGCGTGGCCTTCGGCTTCTGTGTTTAATCTGCGATCTAAGAATCCCCAGCCCGTCAGGGCTGGGGACAAGTAAGAAGGAGGATTCCGATGGGATTAAGAGAACTGCGCCAGGCGAAAGGCTTGACCTTGAAGGGCCTGGCTGCACTGAGCGGCGTTAACTATATGAAGATTCACCAGATCGAGACGGGCAAGATCAACCCTGAGAATATTGCGCTCAAGACCGCCGTGAAACTGGCGAAGGCGCTTGAGTGCAAGCCCGAAGACATTCTCGCCAAGTAGAGGGACCGCTCATGGACGACGCCGAATATATCTACAAGCAAGACGTCAAAGAGAAAGCCATCACCGCGCGGAGCTCGCATAAGTATGGCAGCTCTCGCCGTCGTCGCTGCGGCCTTTCCAGCGACAATTTAACACGAAAGGAATGGGAACGTATGAACGGCCCAGTACATACTCTCAAGCCTGACGAAGCTCTTTCCTGGGACAGGTTCAGAGCTTTGCCGAGGAGCTTGCAGCAGGACTATATCAAGCATATCCTCTCGAAGTTTAAGGTCGGGCCCGCGGCGCTCGGTCGTATGTTCGGCATCAGCGAGGCCTATTGCGGGGACTACCTCAAAAAGCAGCTCGGCGTCACTTTCCAGGGACGCACGACCCGACAGGAGACCTTGCGCTTCCTCGACGCCTATCGACCCGACCGAGGACCGGTTTGCGCCGACAAAAAAAACACCGAGCTCACGCGAGTCTCGCTGACCTTCTGCGGCGGCTTTTCGCCCGAGGCTATCGCCGCAAGGTTACAAGGTCTTTTCCCTACGGGTGCGGCGGTCTCGGTTACGGTCGATATTTCTGCTGTTGAGG